CCTAGCACCCATCCGACAAACATTGACGCAGTACGGCTCTTGCCGTGACGCGGCGGTAAGTTTATAATCAGTGCGTCTTCGTCACTTTCGTAAAACGATTGCATTTCGTTGCATAGTCTGACAAGAAATTTTCGCTCCCGCTTGTAGAATGACGGTGCGGTTAAATGGCAAAAATAAAAGAACTCGCGTCGTGCAAGTTCTTTTTTCGCCTCAAGCATTATTAAATTTTTATCCATCGCCTATCAACTTCCTAAGTTCGTCGGTCGTAAGGTTCGCCATAGGATTGTTTATTTCCATAGTTCCACTGTGCTGTATCTCTTGCTTTGGTGAAAATTCATCTTTGCATTTGCGTTCAAGATAATATTTCGATTCGTCTAAATCTCCGCTTTCTATCGCCTCAGCAAGGTTTAACTTCGCACATCGTTGAAGATTTGTCTTTGCACGCTCAATTCTGTCGGAAAACTTCTTGTTTTTCTTTAGGTTGTCGTAGTATGTATCTCTGCTTATTTCTGCATAATCACAAGCTTCCGTCACATTGAACCCTTTCATAAACGCATACTCCAGTTTCCCGACAACCTCTTCATTGATTTTTCTCGGTCTTGCCATGAATTTCACCTCCGTTTCATTTCATCAAAAAAGCAACTGCCGTAACAGTTGCAATAAAACAGGCAGCCTCACCGTAACGGTTACTGCTGCCTATATTTACTCTCTATATTTTTTTTCTTACGGCTTAACCTCAACAGATGGCATTATATCCGTATGAAAATACATTTTATAATGATATGGGTCTGTATGAGTTCCTGTTATATCTTCTATTGCGTAAATATGCCTTTATTCTTTCGAACATTGTTTTCACCTTTCCACCATCTATATATCACTTATATCTATCTTGCCACTCATCAGTTCCGGCAACAGTGCGTCCCGTAGTTCTGCCAAATATCTGTTTTCTTCAACGTTTAGATAATATATGTGTTGTTTCCACGTGTTAAATATCATCATAAGAATACTTGATATGTTTTCTTTGCTGTTATTTGAAAATGTTATTTCATTTTTGTTTTTGGTTGTTTTGAAATAATCATTTTTAACAATCTTTTCGCCACATATTTTTTCTGTCAATTTTGAGAAATCATTATTTGTACCGTTGTCCTGCTTGAACAGTTCAATGTCAAATCCTAAAGACTTGGCGATTGTTTCATTTATTGTTAGTTTACAAGTATTTTTTTCAGTTATAATTCTGTTAATATCCGCAACTATTTCGTTGTACGGTCTATGTGCATTTTCTATATTCTCAAACTCTATGTATCGGCTTGGCACCAATACATAATTATTGTTTTTTATTTCTTCAATGCTTACTGCCTTACAGTAACCCGCTATGTTTCCGTACTGTTCAATCTGTATCAATACATCTTGTATCTGACTTTCAGATATAACCTTGACTTCTTTTGCGTATGTCCTGTTAGTGTGACTTTTACCGCCGAACTGCCCGTTTTGCATTCGTTGTTCTGTTTCATACCTCCGCCGCAGGTCAATCATTTCTACCGTTGAATGTTTTTTATTTTTGTTAAATGTTATAATACACGTTGGTATTGACGTAACTTCAAACATTTTATCCGGACATACAATTATACTTTCTATGAAATTCATTTCAACTAAATACTGTCTTATTTGCTTTTCCTTTTGGTTGTCTGTACTTAAAACACCATTCGGCAATATAAAACTTGCCTTGCCATTAATTTCATCTAACGCAGTCAATATAAACGCATAATTTGCATTACTTTCCGGCGGTACTTCGCACTGTGAAAATCTATTCTGTAATTGCGCGAACGCCGGTTGTTCCCATTTCATATTGTACGGTGGATTTGATATACAACAATCAGCTTTCAATTCGCTCTTATCTACTTCTTTAACCATTGCAAATCTATCGCCTTTTTTCGTCCTGTATGTTTTAAAAATTTCATCTGACAATACATCACAATGAATAACTTCGGCGTCGATATTTCTAATTGCCAAATTAAACAACAAAAACGGAATAACACGGCTATCATATTCTTTGCATATGAATTTTAAATCATTATTCTTATTCCATTTTTGAATTGTTAATGCTCCGCTACCCGCACACAAATCCAAACAAATCTTTTCGTCTTTGGTTTTGGATAATTCCGCGACTGATACCGCAAGACTTTTCGGTGTGTAGTCCTGCATTTTTTCTTTGCGGTCGGCAAAATAATATTGAAATATCATTTGCATATAATCTATTGTTAAATCAGGACATATTAAAATCCAATCTTCACATAGCTTTCGACAATTTTCGGCATTTAACAATGTTGATTTTAATTCATCAACAACATCTTCAATTTTTTCTATGCTGAAAACGTTCTTGAATTTTTCAACTAATTGCAATAGCTCCATAATTATGTCCCTTTCTTTATCCAAAAATAAAAAACAGACTGCATATGATTAACACATACAATCTGTTCTAATCGAACAGCAGGCTTTGAACCTGCAACCTCCGCAATCAGATTATATAATCCTCTGCGACGCTCTAACCCGTTGAGCTATGTTCTATACTTTAATATCTCCATTCCCACCAATTACACGAGATATTCACCCATCATCTCACGATGATACACTTACCTTTTTTTGCGAAAACAACGAGCGGTAAGATATAGAACACAAAATATTGCACCGTATATAGGTTTTGCATTATTTTTGTCTGCCCATTCTTTTCGCATTATAAATTATACCATAGAAAAAACGGACAAAACGGACAACTTTATATTTTTTTCAAAAATCTGTTTACTCTTTTTCTCACGCCATCAGCAGTATTGCCCCCACCAATTTGGAACGCAATCCACTGCCACGTCGGCATTACAGTGCCATCTATGTATCTGTATCGAAATATGCGACGTGTTTCGCTGTCCAATATACCGGCAACAAACAATTCAATTTTATTTTTCTGCCGCTCCAATCGTTGACGTAGTACAATATCAGATATATGCGTTGGCTCAACACCCGATACAGAAATACAGTGCTTAACATACGGGAACTCGCTGTCAGAGCCTGTGACAGTACCGTGTACTGTATTACTGTTTATCCTGTCGTTTACCTCGTTCAATTCTGCAACAATACTGCGATACTGTCGTAGCTCTTCCTTTGTCAAATCAATTCCCCCTTGTCAATAATGCTTTTCTTACTACGCACGGTTCTCTGTCGAAATATTCTGCAATATCCCATATTCCCATTCCCGAATCTCTTAGCTTTTTCATTTCAGCTAAATCTTCATTAGTTATTCGTGCTTTTTTCTTTCTCTTTAACTTGTTTTCTTCTTTCACATACTCCGGACACTTTTCAATTTTTTTTTACCTTCTGCCGACAAGTCGTTTTCGTCTTTAATATTATTAAGACACGATATTACTCTGTCATTCATCGTAACTTGAAAATTTTCGCTTTTCGGTAATAGGCACTCTGTTTCTCCTTTATGGAATACGCATTTTTTGCAGTTACAAATCATTTTAATTCTCCTTTCCATCTTCTTTTATAACTATATTAAGTTGTCGTCCTAACCATTTTAATCCGTTTGTAGTTAACCAATAACAAGTATGGTTGTCACACTTCTGTACATTTATAATATCTTATAGCACCGATTTTAATTTTCTTTTTTGACATTTGTTATCACTCCTCATTTTGATAAAATTCCTCTCCGATTTCGTATTGGTTGAAGTCCTCATCCAACCACCACCTAAACACATCATATCCTGTTTGCCATGTCCCCTCTTTGCCGTTTGCTTTTCTTGTTTCAAGCATTCGGTCAAATGCGTGTATATATGCTTTTTCGTATGTTGGATACCTGCGAAATTCAACATATCTATGTTTTCCCGCCATAGGACAACCCCACACAACCAACTCTCTTGAAACCCTCGCAGTATAATGGGTTTAGGTCTATCTTTTCACTTTGGATATAGTCCTTTATGTTTTCATCATTCCAATCGACAATGGGGTTAATTACTGTTTTCGCCTGCTTTTGACATCTTTCAAGCCAACGCCTTTTGTCGTCATTGTCATTATTCAAAACGATTCTTTTGTTCTTATTGCTGTTGAAATCTTCGTATATTCCACGCTTAGAGCGCGAACGGCTTTCGGCTCTGCGTTTCTGCTTTAACTTCTTCGCTGTTTTATCCATATCAACACCTCACCAAATTCACCCTAACCACGTCAGGGTTTCTGTCCACAATCTTTGCTATTTCAAAATATGATAGACCATCACCTCTTAATCTTTTCATTGTATCTAATTCTTTGTTGGTTACTCGTGTCTTTTTCTTGTTTTCAGAATTGCTTGCTTTATCCGGTACATATTCCGGACACTTTGTTATCCTATACGAATCATACGTCTTGCGGTGTACCTTTTCAGCGGTCCAACCCTCAACAGGCTGAAAGCAACTACTCCACGATCACCATCCGCAAGCATTCTGGCACGTCCAACATAATTGTTCTTTAACCATTTTGCGCCTCATCTAATCGCTGAACATACTCGGTAAAATACCATAGCAGTTCATCTTTGAATACTTCAATAGCTTCCTCTGTTTTTTGGGATGTTGAGAAATATATAGCATTCGGTCGTCTTAATTTCCGTTCTATTCCTATGTTTAATTCATTTAAACTATAATTATATGCAAAACAATATTTATTGATTTTATCATTTTTCCAATCAGACACAGAAATAACCTTGTCATTTTGTGCCTGCCACTGTCTTAAACAACGCAATAACCTATCAGCTCTTGCATTGTTCTCAGCAATGGTTTTATCGCTGTAATAATTGCCTACATCATAACGATTTTGGTCAAATAGGACGGTATTCTCATTTTCTATTACTAAATCTATAGTATTGACAAAATAATACTTCTTATTGTTACATTCTTCTCTTCTCTCATATCCTGTTTTAGGCTTATCCTCAATCAATCCCAGCTTTTTTAGCTGTTCAAACAATACTGTCTCTTTTAACTGTTCCTCAGGTATTTCAGCCTGAACGCTTTTATCGTTCACTTTCAACTCTACTTTCATTACTTTTCCTCCTTAATTTTATTTCACCTCAACGCTCACACCCTCGTGCGTGTGCCAATACAATTTGTAATGATATGGGTCTGTATGTGTCCCTGTAATATCTTCAACCGCATACATTGTGTATTCATTTAAATACACATAGTTTTTCTTATACGAATTCTCACCCGTTTTAACAGTTATCACCAATTCGTTAGTTGTATTATTGGATATACTCATATATCCCTCCGCCTCAAGCACGATATTATCTGTTCGTGCATTGTAAACGGTGATTTTTCGTTCGCATTCAAAATAGTCTGCCTGTTTTGACATATTGTAGTTTACCATTTCCGCCTCCGAACACGCCGTCAGCATTACTGCTATGCAAAACATCATCAATATTCCAATTATTTTTATAAATCTTCTTTTCATTTATTATTCCTCCGTTTATTTTTCTTGAAATTCCTTTAATCTGCCCTCTAAATATTCAATCTCATCTTTCCAATGCTCAATTAGCATTTCTTCGATTTGTTGCTTTGCGTCATCTATACTATCAGCCCACAATAGGTCATCGTCTACACTTAATTCTTCTGATATATAATAAAATACTTTATCATCCATTTCATCTTGAACAAAACTCGCAATTACCTCATCATCATCTTCATAAAATGGGCTAAAACGAAGTTCGTGCCATTCTTCTCCAAATTCATTCTTTTTGACTTTCCATTCTTTCATTTTTTATTCCTCAAACAATTCGGGATTATCATTCATATCGTGTATATTGCCTATAACACTGGCTGATTTCCCGTCACCGCACCAGTATAATAAATCTTCTCGTAGCATCAATAACGGCTCATGTTGCCACTCTATGACAAAACCGCAGTCATTACACGCACGTTGTCTGTCGTATGTATTTCTGTATTTAACTATTCCTAAACACGCTTTCTCCGTTGTGAAATGTGGTTCATATTGGAATATACTTCCCTCAAAGACTCGGTTTCCTTTTTTGTCGGTAACTCCTGTAAATTGTCCTACTGTTTCAGGTATAACCCTATGTGCCCAGTCAACATCATTTGATGAATTATCAATTATATACACTACTTCATCTTTTACATCATCAGCTTTTTGCTGAAATATACCGCCCGTTATCCATTCTCCATTGTCTATACGTTTACCTCTGAATAGTATCTCTCGCATTATGCATCCTCCTCAATACTTACAATCAATTTCCAACTTGCTCGCCATTGCCTTTTTTATAATTTTCAGCAACGTTTTACGGTAGCGACTTTTTGTTGTAGCCGCTACCCTTAAATCCCTTATACTTTTTGCTCATTGAATCGCCCAACTCCAATCTAAATGCTGTCCGCATTCAACGCAATATTTATCGCCAAATAATATATCTGTACCATTGCCGCAATTAGGACAAATGAGTTGATTGCCGTCGAATTCTATTTTTTTGGGAATTTGTTTTTTTAATGTTTTTTGTACAATAGCCAATGCCATATCTCGTTCGACAGTCATTTCGTCTTTTTGTATAGCATTTGTAATAACCTCTATTGTTTGTTCGTATGTCATTTCTCTTTTCATCGGCTCAAAATTTTTATCTTCCTCCAACAGCGCCGTAAGTAACAGCAGATAATTTATACTGTCACCTATCTTTTCAGCCCACATTTCTTTTGATATTGCCTTGCCCTGTTCGTAATCGTCAATCAAATCATACACGC